GCGCCTGCCGCACCACCGCGGGTATAGTCCGGGTAGATGGTCATTGCACTGAAACCAGGGCATGCCAATTCAAGGGGTGCGGCATCCCAGGCTCCGGCAGCGGGAAGGGCTGCCGATACTCTGGCTACTTGTTGGTCAAGATAGGTTGCACTGACAACATGATCCATTATTATCACCTCGGTATTAACGCAAAAAGAGCCGCTCGGAAGACACGACTCTTCCAAAACGGCTCAATGGCTCACGTGATATTTATTATTGGGTCTCCGCCCTTTCTACCCAGGGACAAAATCGAGAATGGGAAGTTCTCGGAGACCCATTATTATAGTTACATCATATCATATTTTTGGGTATGTTTCAAGTAGTCTTATAACCATCTGTAGTTATGCGCATACATAAGTTTATTGTCGTGTTTAGTGTGTCCAGGATTGCGTCAATGTTTGGATATGGCATATGATCCCATCTAATTTTTTGGTTTTTTTCCCGCAATGTAACCGTGATGGTATACCACGTTGTTTTTCCGTCTACTATCACGGGCTTTATAGATATCTTCTTGATGTCTCTCTCGCTGATATTATTCATGTTGCTCCATTTTGGGGTGGATTACAATGGAATTTTACTCCAGTTCTCCTTCCAATCATAGGTTAACAATTTCCAGTGTTGTCCTCCATCATGAGTTATTGACATTAGACCATCTTCCGTCATAGCAACCCCAGTTTCTCCCGCCCTATCAAATTCTATTTTTGTATATTCTTTTGGGGTTATGCACCCATTTTCTTGTAGTGTCCAATTCTTTCCATTATCACAAGAAAACCATATTTTTCCGCCTTCCCCACAATACCACGCATGTTTACAGTCTATCGCAAAGTAATTGCTGCGAAGATTGTAATATATAACTCTGTTGTTGGTGTTTTCTCCAATCACGAATGGGATATTCCCGTCAATATGTCCTCCCCGCGTCCTGATCTTCTCTTCCTGCTCTTCCTCTCTCTTGGCAATCATGACGGGGCATTCTTGGACATGAATCGGTTTTTCCCCGTCAACCCACGTGGAACCGCATACCGAACAGGAATATTCTATAAGCGACCAATTTGGAGTATTGACTTTCCTTGCGGTCATCTTTATCAACTCAAGTTGTCTGCTGAATTTCATTCTCTGCCTCCTCTCTTCACTGCTATTATATCATACGACTATTTTCACTCTCCCGCAATATCTCAATGAGTACATCCGCATCCACCCGGACGAACCTGTCACCGCGCTCGAATGCCCTGCGTCGGTCGCGGTCGAGGAATTCCAATTCCCCCTCGATCATGCGGAACGGGAGGAGGAAATTGTCGATCCAGATGAAACCGAACTCATCGAGGTGAATACCGTCACTCATGCCAACCTCTTCGGGTGTCCTCGTGTTGGTTTGTTTCCGTCCGCAGTCAACTCGCACAGGCAGTTAAACCCCTTGCACTCCAAATCTTGGGACTGTGTGCGCCATCCGTATTTTTCCCACACTGAAGCCCGGTAAGTGCGCCCATTCGCCCAACCACATGAACCGCAATGCTCTTCTGTCCCACCAAAATGCCAGGTCAACGGTAAGTCTGCGCCCGCCATCATCAATGCCCGTCCTTTGACATCCCTCCAACGGTTCGCCCACATACTCATGCGATTTGCCAGGTCCCGGAATAACCCTCCCGCTTCCTTGTTATTCTCCATGATGTATGCGCCGAAGTCGTACAGGTATTGATACTCACTCAGGATTGCTTCATCCAGCGCGCTCATTTCCTCCTGGGTACGATCCTCCCAATCGACGCCAGCCTCTTTCATGCCATCCTTCCATGCCTGGGTTAGATACCTGTCGATGGACGCCTGCATGGAGGATGCAAAATCCTGCATGGTTATCTTACTCGACCATAGACCATACACGGCCTGGCGCATGGAGGACTGATACTGCTCTGCGCTCTCGGCCATCTCTTCGGTTTCGACTGGATTCTCTTTAGGGTTCATGATCTTGTCCACGTCCGACACTCCTACGGTTTGCAGCGCCACCCTCATGATCTCAGTGGATATACTGGTGGATACTTCGGGCGATAGGATCATGGCGCCAGACATAGCCACAAGGCTGTTGGATATCTGAGACAATGCGCCGATGTCCACAGTGATCACCTTATCGGTCGAGACCGACGCGGCATAGGAACTGAACTTCTCTCCCCCGTACTGCTCCTTGAATCGCAATACGATCTCGACCATATCCCTGAATACAGATGACCAGAACTGCTGGTAGCGGTTGAAGGCACGCATGACCGGCGTTTCCATCGCTGAAGCAGTGGCCAATCGGAAAGCCTCGCCGCGTCCCAGGTAGTGGGGGAAGATACGACCAGCAAGACCTGCCTGCGCTAACAATGGTGAACCGTCTTTCTCCGCGTCACTCGCTCCCGTGCCCATCGGCTGCCGCGTCCTGTCCATGCCTTCGTTTTCAAGCCATGTCGACCCTGCTACTGCTGGTGGGTTGGTGTCATATCCTGAATTGGTGGTATTGACAAGACTACTCTCCAACCTGGTGCGGATATCGTCTATCACGCGCTGATTGCCTTTGACTTTGATTTTCTCATTGTACATGGCCGCCTGCCGCGCCACTGCCGCCCTGTCTTGCAAGAAATTGCGATAAGCGCGCGACCACGGAGCGCCGGCAGTCATGAGAGGCCAACCTCTGCCGTTGATGATCTTGTATGCAGCGTGCAGGATCACGACATCGGTGCCAGTGTTGCGAATTGCCTCGCCCGTTGCGGTCTCAATCAGGTCGGGTTTTTCTGCGATTACCGCACCATCCGGGAGTTCGGCGCGCTTCAGGTCTTCGGCGCTAGCCTGCCAATCGCGATAAAAAACCGTGGCGATAACTCCATTTTCATCGGATGTTTTCCGTTCATAATACAAAACCTTATGATTATCATCAGGGTCTGTAATAAGTTTTGTTATTTCCTCTGTAGGGATAAGACGCACAGTAGTGTCGCCATCTACGCGGGAACCAAAGCACGCGAAAAATAATTCTCCGTCATTACATTGATCTTTACTCAAGTCCTTCTGAACTCGGTCACCAATTACGGGGCTGTTGCGGCGCGCTGTCCAAAATTCTTGGAATACCTCTTGCGCCTTATCGTCCTCACACACGATCTCAATAGACATACCGTATCCGTAATCCGTCCACAAGTCCACGATGTTACCGGTAATGACATCCCACACGTACAATGATCTGCATTCCTCGACGGTCTTTAGTCTCATCTGCTCATTGACGGTGTTCATGGACGTTGAACGTTGCTCGAATTGGCGGACAAGGAAATCCATGTAGCGCGGATCCATTTCTCCAAACTGCTCCATGAATTTCTCCGGCGATATCGGCGTCAATTCGCGCTCATACAGGTCAAGATACATTGACGTAGCTATCTTGAGCTGCTTGACCTGGTCACCTATAAATATGTTTGCTAATCGTTCTCGTAATGTTGGCATAATTTCTCCTACCAATCCCCGATCTGCACCGGGTCATAGACTGTTCGTGTTTGGGGTTCTCCGCCACTTAGGAAGGCGATAGCATATCGTAATCCATCCAGGCAGTGATATATCCCTTTATTCTCTATTTCTTCTGTCGTAATCCCATTGATAATTTTACGCTTGTACGAACCTATTTCGCTAAGAAGGTTTTTACAGCAATCATGAATAACAAGGTTCCCGTCTTTCAATAGAGTATATACCCTATCAATACCGGGCCATAACTCAGAAAACGGGGGTTCTACAACGGGGATTCCAAATCCAATAAGGTCAGTCCGCTCTTGACGCTCGCTCTTTGCTCCACCACACCACGCGAATATCGTTTCTCCGGCAGACACAGATAGAATATTTTTTGCATGTCCTTCTGTGGTAACACCGAATGGTTCGTAATACTCACGGTATACGTGTAATTTTATCCCCTTTGGATCATAAGCCAAAAATATAGCAGATGTAAATGCGCCCTTTGGGTCAATCCCACAGACGCGCGGCCATATAGGAGGAATACTAAATGCCTTGCATTTGTGTCGTTCCTCATCGAAGATGTCGTAGATTGCCCCTTCATCCTGCGCCCATAAACCATAACGCAGGCGCATTTTCCTGGAACCCGACAAGTTATCTAATATCGAAAGCGACAACTTACCTTGCTCTGTAATTTCACGAGTTATGGGGTCGAATAAGGTCGGGTTATCTTCGTGGTGTGACTGGAAGCGGCGCAATGACTTACGCGTGCGTATCCAGTGTGTGGGAGGGCCTGGGTTGCAATCGCCCGTCAATTGAGGATGAGGTATATTCCCTGCGCGCCCCGTGGTTCTGGTGGTCATATATTCCCACGCCGCAAGTTGAACCTGTTCGGCCTGGTTGACATAGATAAAGTCAAACTCAGTCGATAACTTTCTCCCTGGGTTGTCTAATCCGATGAGCCAGACACGCGAGTCGTTGGGGTAATCGAACCACTCCGGTTTATCACCGCCGTATTTCGTGACGCCTTTCCCAATGACCTTTTTCTCGAACGTTTGTAAGGCTGATGCAATGATAGACGCGTAGGTGTCTCGCACGATTGCAAGCTGCGCCTTGGGATACAGGCACGCCGTCAAGTGTACCTTTTGCAAACTGGCGATGGTTTTTCCGGTATTGTGATGAATAAATCCTTGTGAAAAATAATGACCTGCCCCAGGGACGGTTATATCATAATATTTTCCAACGCCAATATATTCTGTTACTTGCACCTGTCTCGGTTGTACCGTATAATAACGCAAAGGAGTGTTATCACATGAAAAGAATTGGTGCTTGTCGACGAAATGAAGAAGTTGTTTTGAAAATGGTTGAGCAAGGGGAGTCCTACGGGAAAATAGCAAAGACAGTTGGAACAAGTCGCAATAGGGTGCGAGATTTTCTTTCCAGAAAGGGGATTGATTACCCTGGAAAAACAAATAACAATGGTTCGAATAATTCTCACTGGAAGGGGGGAAAACAGATTGACAAAGATGGTTACGTTTTAATATATGCTCCCGATCATCCAAATTGTATTCACCATCGTTATGTTCTTGAACATCGTCTCGTAATGGAAAAGCACATCGGAAGGTATCTCGATAGAAAAGAGGTTGTGCATCACATTGATGGAAATTTTCAGAATAATTCGATTGAGAATCTTGTTCTTTTTCAGAACAATGGCGAACATCTGAAAGACACATTGAAGGGGAAGATTCCAAAGTGGACTGAACAGGGAAAAGAGAATATCCACATAGGATGTCGCAAGAAGAGAGGTCCCCGACAAACTCATAACCATGAGGAGTTAAAACAAGATGCTTCTTAGTTCCAGTGAATGACGATCCATCATAGCAGGTGACTTTATATAACTCATCTACTCCCTTCAAGAATGGTATTTCTGCCTGTTGTAATCCTCGCAAAGTCATTACAATAGGCGCGATACCATTCTTGCTCATTTCTTCAATGGTCATGTCAAGATCGGTTGCGTAATCATGTAAAACAGTATCGCCAGAAACGCATTCAGCCGCGCCCTCTAACATCACCTCATGATCCATGCATTCGAACGCCTCACGGTTTCCACCGTAGCAGTTGAACGCGCTGGGAGAAGTGGCGATGATGTAGTTACTTGCCATGTTATTTGTTCTTGCCAAAACGACTATGTAATTCCATCCCCCAACGTTCGCCGGGTTTACGACTCATATACCATACCCACGGGATGGGACAATGGCAGGACACGGCAGCATTATTCTTTACCTTTTCCTCCATGCATTTCTCGCATGGGTGTTGGATGGGGTTATCTGTAAGTATATTCATTTCTACTGGTACAGTTGCGCAATATTTACAGATATCCACGGTTTTATCTTCTGGTTCCACAAAATGACATGGATCACAATTATATGTTCTCATTTCGCTCCTTGTTCACCTTTCAACTTCTCCAACAATTCGGGAGAGACCGCCGCAACAGGAATAGGCCCCCCTCCCTCGCCAGTGAGTTCTGTGCGTTGCGTGGCCTTCCCTATTTCCCATTCAATGATTTCTGTTGAAACAGATTGCCGCACCTTCTCATCGTCACTATCAAGCCCCGCCGCCTTTACCGCCATTGCCTTGGCAAGATTGCGCTTACGAATTTCAAGAGCTGTAATCATTCCGTCCACGCGCATTAATATAACAGCTTCATCAAC